TCGGCATTAACTCAACCAAGGAGGCCATCATGGCTAAACTGTCTTACGTAAACACCGGATCACTCGTACTACCACTTAAACTCACCATCCACGAGCTGACCGTAATCGACAGGTTCTTCACTACGCATGGGGCTGGCTACAGCGACTGGTCAGACGAGAGGGAACTCCACAAAGAGCTCCACGACATCCTGCGTAAGGCTTATACCGAATCGGCAGACACCATGCAGTGGCAGGCGGGACGTCAAGTCGAGACTATCGAGTACCATGTCGAAGTCAAAGCCGACAAGGTGGACGAGCCGGTCGAAGCGTAACTACTAACGGGGGTTGGATGGTCCGACCCCCACACTCAACTAAGGAGGCTGTTATGGCTATAAAGAAACTTGGATTCGTCAACACCCCAGACGACTGGGAGGCACTCGAGGCTTGGATTGACAAACACCCAAGGGAAGATCGAGTCCACCTCTGGGTCGCAGCGGGAATGGCTTGGAACCTCGCTATACAACAATCAACTAATAAGGAAACCATCAATGCCAAATCCGTTTAAGAAAACTCAACCCGTCGAAGAACCATACGCGGTCTACAAAAACGACCGGACGGGATGGGAGTGGCGCATCCTCGCTACCCGTAAGATGCCGGAAAACGAGGGGTCGCCCTTCGATATCTGGCACATCGCCGCCAAGTCACCGTACACTCACGGCAGTTTCGAGTACGGCGACACGTACAAGTCAGAAGTAATTCAGAACGGCCAGTTGGTCGAAAGCACACCAGAATGGAGCAAGCACTATGGATAATGTTAATCAACTAGCCGATCTCATCATGGCCATCATTCAGGACAAGGTGGACGAACGTATCGAACAGAGGGTCGCTGACATGTCGGACAGCGTCGCCGAGTTCGATATCCAAGATCACCGTCAGGAGATAACTGAAATGGTCGAGGAAGACATCGACTTGAGCGACAAAATTCAAGAGGCGCTGGGCTCGGTAACATTCACCACCACGCTCGACTAATCTAACCGCGGGGGCTTCGGTCCCCGCACCAACTCAACTAAGGAGCACTAACATGAAGAACGGAATCATATACAACGGGCCTAGCCTCTTGGATGGTAAACCGATTGTCGTCATAGCAACATACTCTGACCGCAACACCAAGACCGGTAAGGTATTACAGACCTACATCATACGGTCAGACATCTCTCCGCTCGAGGCCAGCAAGTCCGGCGAAGACTTCAGCATCTGTGGAGACTGCAAGTTTCGTGGAACTCCAACCACGGACCCAGTTCGTAAGCAAGCGGTCAAGCGAGACTGCTACGTCAACCTTGGCCAAGGACCAACCATCGTCTACAAAGCCTACAAGAGAGGAGTCTACCCCGTAGCAAAATTGGCTTTATCATCAGACACTATACAATCCTTGGGAGCTGACCGTATCGTTCGGATCGGAACCTACGGGGATCCAGCCGCCGTGCCATCGTGGGTATGGGACCAACTGCTCAAACAATGCAAGTCATGGCTGGCATACTCACATCAGTCAGGGTGGCGGCCAGACATAGCGATGCAGAGTGCAGACACCATGGCCGAAGCAGTCGAGCACTGGAAAGCTGGACATCGCACGTTCAGAGTAATTGCGGACTTAGGTGACTTGGACAAAACCAAGGAGATACTTTGCCCCGCATCAAAGGAGGCAGGACGACGAGTTCAATGTACAGCGTGTAAGTTGTGCAAAGGATCAAGTCTCGCCAAGTCAATCGCAATCGTTCAACATTAGGAGATGAACATGTCACGCATACTAAATAACTATATGGAAGACTTCAAAGCTGGAGTTGTGGACTGCCTCAATGGGACTGATCGAAAACCACCAGAAATGCGGAATGGAGTCTATGATTCAAGAGTTGGGTACGACGCTGGTTTTTTATTCGGTAGAGAAATCGAGACCCGAGGAGATAAACATGAGTAAGTACAACAGAGAGTCAGTCGAAAAAGAAATTAAGAAGTCAGGGGTCATCAATAGCAAACAGCAAGTTGAGGCCTCGCTTACCCACAGACTGTTAAAGGGGCATCAGGAAGACGAGCTCGACCAAGAACCTTGGGAGTCAAAGACAGACTACTGCGGCAGGATGGGGTTCGATATGTAATATGAAGGGGGCTTCGGCTCCCTTTTTTACCTTTTAAAGAATGGGCGCTAGTCGCGCAGAATATCCAAGGAAAAAAGAGAAAAGGTGCGCTGGTCGCGCAGAATACCCAAGGAAAAAGAATGGAGCGCCAAGAGCGCACAGTGTTTCTGGCCTCGTGCAAGGGCACTCGGCTGGGCTATTTGCGGCAGCGGGCCGCAAGACCTAACCGCCGGCCGCGGGCCGCAAGACTGCGCTCAACTTATCCAGCAAAACAGGCCGCAAAACCTCGAACATCGCACCTGGGCCCTTGAATACCGTGCCACGGGCCGCAGAACACCCGCCATCGGCCAGTTTGGAGCCCTGATCACCGTCAAATAAAACTATGTCACCCTGCTTGGACCTTCTTACTAAGTAGAAACTTAGCCCCCCGCGCGCGCAATATGCCATGTGCCAAGCGATTTGATGAGGCGAGACTTTTACTGCGTTGACATTGCTTACCTTGAGTTCGATCCAGATCGGGATGCCATCCCAGACCATGTGAACATCAGGAACACCGCCCCCGTGTTTGTTTTCAATCCTCGTTGCGAAGCACTTCTTCGGCAAATTGTTGCGGATCGTGTTCCAAAAGTTCGCCTCTGGGCCCTTGCTCATCGGATGTTTCCTTCGGTGTTATATCTACCATAAATGCTTGCGGATATTGTTGTTGCAACTTAGCAAGTCGAGCCGTGACTTCATCGCGGGAAAGTTGATCAATGGTGTTGATTGTTTCCCGCCTATCGATGGTCAAACCACCAAGCGCGGAACGTATCTTCTCAGCATTGATGGCGGCAGAAAATTGGTTGTTCTCCTCGGCGCCCACAGAGAGCTTGTGAAGCCGTTCAAGCTGACCAATGGTAGTTACCCCATACCTGCGCTCCCGCTCCTCACGCATGTCCTTTATGTACTCCAGCACATGAGGGTAGTCGCGCCCGTTAAGCAAGATCGATGCCTGTTTGGCAGCTACATTGACAGAGTACCCAGCCTTGCGAGCGCAATCCGCGTTCGAATATATCCCCTCAACGATGTGTCTTGCGAAGGTAGTTTGTCGATTTGTCAGCGTTCGACCGTGTTCATCTTCAATCTTTTTCTTGTCAGTAGACATGTCAGCCCCGTTGTTTGTTACAGACAAGTTAAACCATCAGTGAGAACGGTGCAACGGCTACAATGTCAGTCTTTTCCAGTGCCCTATAAGGTTTTTCTTCTTAGAAGTGTTCTCAATGTTCTCAGGTGTTCTCAGAAGTGGGGCTGAATGGAGTATATAAACAAGGTAGTGAGAACAGTGAGAACAGTGAGAACACTAGATTTGGAATATATTTTTAAAAAAAAATAAATAATCTAGAAATAACGTCTATAGTGTTCTCACGGTTCTCAGGACCAAGATCCGAGGACCGTGACCCAAGCCTCTTGAAAATAAAAACTTGACCTTTGACTAAATGTAAAATACTACTTGTGTGTAATACACAAGTACCTCAATTAAATCACAAGGATATATATTATGCCAAAACAAACACCATTTTTCCACGAGCCGTCCATTTGGATCGAGCTTCCAGAGGCAAAGACCTTTGAGGAGGCTCAGATCAACTGCGTGGCAGTTAACCATTTACTCAGGGACATGGGCGTAAAGCATGCGTATTTTCAAGCATCCAAGGACCAGCGGTACACCAACACATTCTACAATTACGTCACTGGTGAGGACGGTAGTTATATTGAGCTAGCTGACCGTGGTCAGTGGTTCAGTGTACGGGTCCTGAGAGCTTACCTTCTTCCTGATCCGCATGGAATTTTGAAGGGGGAAGTATAATGTCATATGTAATTGTATTCGATACGATGTGTACTGGCTGGCAGTCTGCTGTCGATGAAAACGACAATCCTGTTGTCTATGCCACTGAGGCAGAAGCAGAGGCAGAAATCAAAGATGATTTTGAAGAGTTGCGCTCTAACCAAATAGAAGCTGGACAAGAGCCTGACGAGGAGCCTGACGATTTCGTTGTGCCGCTCGAGGATTATATCAAAGGGCGTAAGTTTATCTGGACACCTTCTGGGTGCTACATTGAGGGAGAAGTATAATGCCAAATCATTGCGACCAACAAGTCACGATCACAGGTCCACGAGCCTTGATCTCACAAATAGAAGACAACCTTAAATTAGGCGGAGCAAGCCGGAAAGATGCGCGGTTCTGCGATTTGATAGCGCCGATGCCGTTTGAGATGTGGGTTGCTCCAGACCAAGGAAATGTTGGTGCTTGGTACGAGTGGCGCAACGAGAACTGGGGCACCAAGTGGGATGTCTGCGAGGTTGAAATGGTTGACCTTCGCCTTATCGGTGACGGCACAACAAAGGAGATTGAGTTCATATGTTGGACAGCTTGGGCGCCACCTATTCCTATTTGGGACAGGTTGGTTGACTTGGGGTGCAAGGTCGAAGCCGATTACCAAGACGAGGGCGGCATGTTTGAGGGCACCTACAAAGACGGTTTGGACGAGTGCTGGGTTCCAGCAGAGGATGAGGAGGAGGAAGTATAATGAAACAGCATTTAGCACTGGCACGATACGCAATTAACACAATGGGTTTTACTATATCTGTTGATGACGGTGACCCAGATGGAGAGTTCACAGTTGAAAATTCATCAAGCGTCAAGGAAGTTATTGATGCGTGTGAGGGTGTCGATGAAAGCCACATGTTCTTCTTCGACAAAGAAGGGAACCAAGAATCTTGGGCCTTCATAGTTCTGGGCAACGATGGCGGGGACGAGGTCTGCGATTATGGCGAGGCAGATTGGATCGACGCATTTTTTGGAGAGGAAGTGTAATGCACAAAGTTTCAATCCTATGGGGAGAAAGACCCGAAGATGGTCAAGAAGCGATTACCTACGAGTTCAACACTCAGGCGGAGTTAAACGCCTTCAACATGGGCATTTGTGAAATGTATGGATGGACGTGGTTCGACGACACAGTTGAAGAAGGTCACGTTCACAGGGAGGAAGTATAATGTCTATGACAGCGAAAATCAAACTACGGGACGTTGACAACAAAGTTATATCGTCAACGTCTATCACCGCGGATCATTACGAAGACGGCCCCGATCCCGACGAATTTCTTAATAACGCTTGGAAGATGGCCGATCAAATGGCCGCCCATCTATCGTGTGCAGATGAGTGGAGGTTGACCTTAACATTCGACTTAGATCTGCGGGAAACTTTTGAGGAGATGATGGCAAGGCAGGGGAGATCGTAATGGGACGTATGAAAGAAGAGTTCATGCGGTTGCAAGAGACGCCAGTCATGGACCCGTGTACCGAGTGCCATGGTGCGGGGACCGTGCTTGAGGACGCACCGATGCCTCAAGGCTTCGGCCGTGACATTGGGTACATGGATACCAAGACCGTGACTTGTGGGACGTGCAACGGCGGGAAAGAAATGGAGCGCCTGTGTACTGAGTGCGAGGGCTGGGTGACGTTAATCGTGGGCGAGGACGCCACGATCTGTGAGGACTGTACCAATGAACCTCACTGACTTCGCCGCGTTGATTGGTTTCGCTTGCGGTATTATCGTAGGCGGAGCAATCTGTTTTTTTACTTTAACTTTTTTATGGGTGTGTTGAACATGAGTAGTCAAGATATGGATCGTCTGTTGGACGAGGTATTCGCAAAAGTATTCGGGAGTAGATGGTGATGTACGAAATAGAAAAAGATGTACCAATGCCAATTGGTGGAAAGTGGAAACCAATAGTCGTCAAAATGGGAATTGGAGACAGTGTTGTAGTTGCCAATAACATGGAAGCCAAAACTTTAAAGTCTTGTATACACGCTTATTTTAAAAAAGAAAAAAACGTGACGGTTGCGACTGCTACCAGAAGGTTAGAGGACGGAACTTTTAGGGTTTGGAGATTAGACACACTTTTGTATCCACCAAGAAAAAAACAACTTAATCCGAGGAAGCGGAGCGGAGGACAAACATAATGGCTAAGTGGAAAGAAATACCGTTGGGCATACCGCTGAAACAGCAGTTCGATAACTTCGCCGCACTCGCCGCGCTTCAAGAAACTAAGCAAAAAGAATGTAGCCAGTGTGGCGGAGAGGGCAAGGCCGCACCCTTCGGCCGTGACATAGGGGAGTTGTATGGCGAGTGGCTGGCTTGCGAAGATTGCAACGGGTCAGGGAAAGTTAGCATCAAGGAGGATGAGTGATGTACCAAGTAGCATGGGAAAGAAAATCAGGAATACCGGAGCGAGATCACCTGTTTCTAGACACATGGACCGAGGTCCAAGATTGGATCGAATGCAAGAGCCAGCAAGAGACGGACAGCTACACATGGACGGTGTCTATGGTTCTTCGGCGCCGTTTTGACGGTGACCTTCTAGTGCCGGAATGGTTGGACCTCGATGAGAAGGGTCGCTGGATTAATAACTTAAACTTCATGATGCCAAACAACTTAACCTCAGAGGAGATTGCGTCTAGCCTAATGAGCTTGGCATCCAGATATATGGAGCTTGAGGACATGGCGAGGGCCTTCACTTCTATTGGACGCATGTTGGCCGTAGCTGACGGGGCGCAAGACTCCGCCCCGAAAGGGAGCATGCACTAATGACCGATAGTGACCTGACGGCGTTTCAAGCGTCACAACTACAGTTCTTAAAGCAACAGGTAGACAAGTACCAAGACGAGCGGTGGCG